TGTCGAAAAATCGTATAAACTTATTAAATGTTCGATGATTTAATATTGTTGTCCCATTACTTCCAAACGTTGGAGCAAATATATTATTAAATGTTGATATCATTAATTGTTAATTTAAGTTTCGATAATCTTTTGGTACTGTGTAATTATAGAAAGTTTTTATCATTTTAACTTTTTCTACTAGAAAAAAGATAATCTTTTCGTAACTATTTAAAATATCTCTTCTGTTTGGATCTGCAAATAAATACGGAGACATAGTTTTTTCAAATATATGGCCTTCATAGTCATATCCTGTATTTTTTACATGTGTAAGTCTATTATTTGCTTTGTCATATAAGCTCTGTTTCATTACGATCTCATTATTTTATTTACACTGTCTTGGAATAATAATGCATTAGTATCTAGCTTAGAAGTCTTTTTAACTACTATATTAACTGATCCTGGTTTATCATTGAAAATACCGTCAGAATAAAAAATTCCGTTTCTATCTTTCCATCCACCTCTAACGATAGGTAGTTCATTCTTGTCTATTATGATATCGCCCATTTCATCTAAACCAATAACTGCTGCACTAGGATTTACAGTCTTAGATACTTCATTAGCTTCACAAACAAAATTGACATTAACAGAATCTACACCTTCTACATTCTCTATAATTTTTACTAAATCAGAAGATGGTATCAAATCTCTACGTCTGACACTTAGGAAATAATCGGATAGTTGAGAAATTATAGTCTGTTTTATAACATCCTGTGAATATCCTTCAAATACTACCAATGAAACATTCATAACATATCTGGTTATGACTGGTTGCGTAATTTTTACTACAGTAGTGACTATTTTAGATCCAGAAGCTTCTATTAAATCTATCACTTTGTTTTGTTCTTGAGTAGTTAAACTGAAGTAAGTGCTCGGAACAGTAAAATAAGTCTCATTAGTCTTTAATCTTTTTGTGATATCTGGAATAAGGAATAAGTAAACTACGTTATCATCATCTAAGTATTGATCTCCAAATGTAGTGTATGCATCCACAATAGAAAAATAATTGAACTTTTGTAAAAATATGATGTAATTATCGGGATTTGCCAACACAAATGATCTAGATACCTTTGGAGCAATTAGTCTAGTGAGTGATGTCGGTTCTGGATTGGTTCCAAATGTTATCAGCTTGCTCATATTAGTAGAAAGATGTTGGTTAAGATCAACTTCTTCTCCTGTTAAGCTGTATCCTGAATCAATCCATTGGAAATTTACATCTTCATCTTCTCTTACATTTCCACCTTCTCCACTAGTCAACAGATATTCTATTCGTATTTCGGAACCGGTTGGGGGATTCATCCCGAAGTTTCCGTTTCCAAAATATACATCTATACCGCCTGATATACCAGTCTTTACTAAGAAACTTTTACTGTTTCTTGGCATATCATACAATGAATCATATTTTTTCCACTGTTCTCCATTAACATACACCTTCACAAAGAAATTATCTATTAATACGCTTCCTCTTGTTACTGCTGTATAACTTTGTAGAGGATCATCTGTGCCTGTAAAAAATTGAACTTGTATTTCTCCTTGAACAACCTGTCCATAGTATACTTGGCTACCAAACCCCATTCTAATCTGTTCTTCTGTTAGGACAAGTGTGTAAGTTTTTCCCGTGTTCAAACATTTTATTCTAGTAAAATTCGGTATGATTATCTGATTACCCTGTATTTCAGGTATAGAAGTTACTTTAAACTCAATCTCACCTGTTGCTGCAATTGCTCTAGTTGCATCATGACCTGCTAATCTAGCAAGGCCCTGTATACTTTGAGTTCTTGAAGCAGTTAATATGTTTAATTCTGTTATGCTATCTTCAATATAAAACAATATCATTGAAGATAAATTAGACAACACGTATAGAATCTGTCCATATGCACTAGAAAGTGTGAAAATCTTTCCAGCTTGCGAAAACTTAGTCGTTACATAATCGTAAGTTTGATTATATAGCGAAGATGCTTGTATTTTACTTTTATCGAAAAATGTGCTCATTATTTAACTATTACCCCTAGTAATTTTTGACTATCTATGTAAATATCTATAAGACATATATCTCTTACAGATCCTTTAAAAAATTGAACGGCTACATCAACTGCGTGACTAGATGCGTCTGGACAATAGTATAGAATAGATTCTAACAATTTATTTCGTAAATCTCCTTCATTAAGATTAAAAAGAAAGAGATTATCTTCTAAATTGTATCCAAAAGTGTATGCTCCTAGCACATCACCTTGTTTTGTGAATAAAAGCATTCTTATTTCACCCAACAAGGTTTCAATTTCACTAGATTGTTCTAATATGTTTGCATTATATAAAGGATCTGATGGATCCCTCATGTATAGTTCTTTTAACATCTATTAAGTTTTGCTTTTTCTATATATCTCATTTATAGAGACCCTGAACAAGCAGTTAATACCAAACCATGAAATAATCTGCACTATCTTGATCTTTAATCTCTTGCTCTATTTTCTCTACTTCAGCTTCACCTTCAGCCTTAATATCTTGTGCGTTAACTTTTATACCACCCATAAGATTATAATCGAAGAAACTCAACATTCTACCTAATGAAATCTTAGATTTAGCTGTAATATATCTAATGAAATAATAGTCTTCGTATAATTTATCATCAGGTATTTTAACGTAAGTGTTAAACATTACATCTTTACGAGGATCTCTACCTAAAATCTTCAATTTCTTTGTTCTTCTATTGTAATCGTATCGTATCCATTCTAAGAAAAATGCTCTTGTTAAGTCATAAAACTGGTATTGAGCAGTTCTAAATACTAAACTATCTCCAGTAAATGGGGACAAATAAATTTCAGAAGCAATAAGTTTATTATCTGCAAAATCTCTATCTACACTTCCGATAAGACCTGCACCTGTCATTTCTTTGCATTCAAAAACAGAAACTACACATTCTGGCATCATAACAGTTCTAGTCTTATGGAATTCAGTTTTTTGAAATTCCTCAGCTCTCATTACATACATTTGAGTTTCTACCGCTTCTCTATAGTTTTCGTAAAACCAGATAGCACATTGATCAATCAGTCTTTCTATTTCTGATGGCTGTAATTGAGAAGGCAATGCAAAAGAAGAATCCAGTTCTCTTTGTACTGTTTCTATTAATTCCTGTTTTGTCATTATTGCTTATTATTTTTTGTGAATGCATCCATGTATGATTCGCTATCTTTCTTATCGGATCCTTTGGATGATCCTTTTGCATTTATGATAAGTGTAGTGCTAGATATTTGAGCATGCTTACCGATAATTCCTCTACGAATAACTCCTCCTACCATTTTACCATCTATTATTTCAAGAGGGTTACTAACATAGCAGTCCATTAAAACATTCCCTGGCATAACCGATGTATTCTCTAATCTACTATTCGTAACTTCGCAAACTTCTAATAATTTACATTTAGTTAATCTACTACTTTTAACTGTGCATCTGTATAAATCACACTGATAAATTGTTCCACTTATTTCACAGTCAAACAGTTCCAGATTTTCCACATTATTAGCTTTTTTCATTACACCATTTCTCAATTGCGCAACTGACACATCATTGTCTAAATTAAATTGCCCCTTTGTTAATCCAGAGTCAACTATTAAAGAAAAAAGTTTATCTCTTAATACTGTCCAAAATGCTTTAAGAATTTCAATATCACCTTTCATGTCTACTGTAACACTCAGCTCTGGATACGTTAATAAGAATTTTTCAGGATCTGAAAATGTTCTTACTGCATTCTTTTGAGGTTTTAATATTTTGAATAGTTTTTCTCTTTCTTGTGGAGTATAAGAATCGCTCTGTTGAAGAGTAGAATATAACTGTGAAATAAAATAGTCTAACACTTCCAGTATCTTGTATGTCTTAGTCTCATACTGGGCTCCTCCTAAATACCTAAGTTCCAAGTAGTTTTTTGGTAATTTAGTAAAATTTACACCGTAATACTTTTCATGAGGTAGAATATAGTCATTTTTGTCTATATTCTCAGGGTTTTCAAAAAATATGAATCTGCTTTGAGGATAAAAGTTGTATATAGATTTAGCATATACACTATCACGTCTATTTGGAAATCTAGAGTATATAAATTCTTCATCAAATCCCAATATAAACTTTAACACGTTTAGATTTATAAGAGGCTCTCTCAATTTAGATCTAAATTCATTAAAACTGACATTTAAATGAATAGCGCATTTCGGATCTGTCCACCCATTTTCCTTTATCCACTGTAAAGTTTTTATGATGATTATTCTAGCTTCCTCGTATGCAAGAGGTCCTGTTATCATCTCATACATGTCTTTACCACCACTAAAATCTCGTTCTAGTTTGAACATAGTAGCAGTAGGTTCTACTTCGGAATGATATGCACCCTTCTCTTCTTGACCAAGAGTTTTAATTTTTACTGGAACTATAATCTTCTTTCCTAGATATTTAGCAAGACTTTTGCACACCATCTGAGGTGTTAGTTCAGTGAAAAATTCAAATTCCATGCCAACTTTTGAACTGCTAAGCATTTCGTAACGTTGTTGAATATTAGTCATTGACTGATATTTTTTTTAATTCTCTCCGCATTAAAAATGGGAGAAGACTTTTTCTATATATCTTCTCCCATTTTTATGAGTTTAAGTTTTAACTGAGATTATTCTGCAATAACTTTCTCTTCAGAGATTGTCAAGTAAATTTTACCGTTAGAAGTATCTACCTTTTTAATAAAAACTTCGATAGTTTCTCCAACTTCCAATCTTTTACCGGATTTTTTCATTTCCTTGATAGGAAGAAGACCTAGAACACCCTTCTCGATTTCCATTAATGCGCCATGAGGTTTGATAGAAATAATAGTAGCAGAATGCATATTGCCTTCTACTTTTTCTCTAAATTCTTCCATTTCACTCTGTCTGATAGATGGGTCATTTTCAGTAAGGATAAGCTTATTATCTTTAATGTCTTTTAACCAAGCTTCTATAGTAGAACCTGATCTAAACTCACCTTTGTGGAATTTTTCAGCAGTTTCAGGGGACATTTCAGTAACGTGTAATAATCCAGTAAAAATTTCATTGAATTCGACAAATACCCCAAATTTGGAAGTTCCTGTTACATTACCAGTTAAGTATTGGTTTCTTTCCAATTCTCCTAATTTGCTAGGAAGAATATAGTCTAAATATTTTTTGTATGAAACTACAAAAATATCAGAAGGTGCCAAATAATCTTCAATCATAACGTAAACTTCTTTACCAATATAGTCATCAAAATTGACAATTTTATTAGCAGCAGCTAAAGATCCTGGGAGGAATGCTTTAACTCCTTGAACTTCTACTAAGAATCCACCTTGATTCTTACTCAATACTTTAGCCACATACGCAGATGTTGGCTTCAATATCTGCTCTCTAAACTCTCTTGCGATAGTTTTTAAATGAGCAGAGTACATAGATCCTTTTCTAGTTGAAACATTTTCAACTGAAACATAAGTTTTTCTATTCTGGAAATAGTCTTTGCATTCTCCAGAATCTACCCAAGAGCCAAAGTTAAATTCATTAAGCCCCAATAATTCTAAATATTTTCGTTCTTTTTGAACAGAGAAATACAAAGTTTCATAATTGTCGCAGGTAATTTCTACCTCGCCATTTTGTTGGGTCTTCATGTCTGTTACTTTTAGGATATCTCCAAGGGATAAATCCTTTTTAGCTACATGAGTACCATCCATTAAGTCATAGAGTTCTTGTGCATAAGACTCTTGACAGTAAATTTTTGAACTGTCACCTTTAGTTTTGATGATTTCGCAGTTCTCTTTTAATTTTTTTGCCATATTAGGTTTTTAGAAGGGTGAAACAATAATTCTGAATAAGTAGTATATATCTGTAAATATTTTTTGTTATACGTCAGGAAGCCAATAAGGAATAACATAATCACTGCATATTCCAGATTGTTTTTGTGCAGTTGCTACAAATTGATCTAACCATATAACAAATGGTAAATTTTTCGTGGACATTTTTTCCCAAGAAGGCAAGATTTCTTTAGGCGAAAATGGATGGAGTTTTGATAAAACAAGTCTTCCTGGTAGTTGTGAAGCTGCAGTTAAAACTAGAGGCAATGGAAGTGGAGCAGCTATTAAAGCTTTCAATAACGGAGTTGCTAATTCTAATAGCATTTCAGTAGAAATTTCCATAAATGGGCCTTGTGAAAACCATGGGAGCTTTGGATAAATATTGGGCGGTATGAAGACTGGTGGCAATGTAGGGTATAATGTTTGTTTTATACTCATATAATCTATTGATGGTATGTCAGGTATCATGTTTTTTATACTTTCCAACTGTGCATCTACTGCATCTAATGATGATGTTATAAATGACTTGATATCTTCTCCTGAAATACTAGCAAGATCAGTGCCAAATATTCCCTTTATTATTGCTGCAACTGCTAAAACTTTTACAAAATCTCCATTTGTTAACGCCGCCTTAAGCTCTTTAATAACCATCGAAGTTAATGCAGAAAATGCTACTTTTACAGCTTTCTTAATTGCATCCTTTATCAACGCAGGTGGTATAGAAAGTTGAGGCATTCCCGGATGTGGCATGCGTATTTTTATCTTGAATAGATTTTGAATAGATGCTAGCACCAGTTGTTTGAACTGTGTAGCACACATCGGATCAGGAAATGATAAATCTGGCACTACTGCTAAGAACGATTGTATAATAAAGTATATAGCATCTTCCACTCTAGGTAAAGATTGAGAAAGATCTATGAATTTGGATAAAAGACCTGCAACTTCTTCAACTGGTAATGCATCTATCGCGGAAGGCAATGCTTTTATTGCAGCAACCAGCGCTAGTATATAGGGCGGAAATGGCTCTATACTTACATTTTCAAAACATGGAAATGGTAATGGTATAGGAATAAGTATCATTGTGATGAATCCTAGCATCTCAGGGGTTATCTTATCTGCAACAACTTTTAAAGGAGCTTTCATAGCTTCTTTTAATAGCTTAGCTCTCTCTTCAATTATTTCTTTTTCATCTAATCCACCAGATATTCTAAGTTTGGATTCAAAGGCTGCGATATCTTCATTAATTTTTAAAAATTTAGTTTTTATTTCAGGAGAATCCAATTCTCTATCTACTAATATTTTAACTTTCTTTCTCAATGAGATCATGGGAACACCTAGACCAATTTCAGCAAGCTCTGTCCCTGCATCAACAAGTTTATTGACACTTTCCATGAACTCTGCCGGTCCAATAATCGGCAAAAGTAGTTTTTTTGGATTAACTGGAAACTTTATAGGTTTTATCTTTAATCCGTCTACTTTTTTATCTATCGCTTTAGTTATAATATCTAAACCTTCTTGTACTGCATCGATATCAGGAGGAAAATTCCTCATCGCTTTATCAATCTTAGCTCGAAGTTCTTTGATTTTCTTGGGGTCTACACCTTCTATTGTCCAGGGATCTTCAGCTTTTATCGAGTCAGCCGCAGCTTTAATTTTGATCTGTATTTTACCGATAAAATTATCTATACTATCTGGATTTGTACTCTTGAAATTAAGTCCTCCTATAAGCTTTGAAAATCCAGGAAGTTCTATTGGAACTTTAAATAGAGACTTTATAGGAAGAAAATCTATGAGTGCAATATCATCCGTTGGTGGAACTAATAATTTTCTCGCCGGTATGGCAATAGGGCCTTTAGGAGATACTAGAAAACATGGATCCACATTTTCATCCACGTACATGATAAAGGGTCCAGGAATAGGACCGCATATAGATATCCAAATAACAAATAAACCTATTGGAGAATTTATAGATATGATGTGTTTCCAAATAAGCGGCATAGGTATACTGATCATTGGATCTGGAATACCCATTGCTAGTGTAGGTAATACTACAGGTGCCGGTGATGGAACCGGTATTTGTATAGCTACTGAGTAGTATCTAAATAATCTTCTAGTTAATTGTCCAGTAGCAACATCATCAGGTATAGGCATCAAACTAACTTGTTGAATGATATCAGTGTACTGTTGCCAATAACAATTTTTTGTTATTCCAGGACAATCACTACCTGGGCCCACTCCTACTGGATCAGATCCTAATTTACTCCAACAATCTGTTTTTTCTGGTGGAGAATTTAATGGTGTACCCATTTTCTTTGCATATGCTTGAGAAAGATCAATAATTGCTTGCTCTTGATCGGCTATACATTTCTTTTTAAGCTCTATGAATATGTCTAAATCTAATACTTTTTTATCCAAAGCAGCTTGATATAAAGTAACTGAACTGTAAACAGATTTAAAATATTTCTCAAAATTCTTTACAGAATAAGATGAAGTTGTAGTATTAGTTCCTGTATATAAAACAGAAGGTGTGTAATATTCTCCTACTGCAAATGCATATTCTGCATCTATTATTGCAGCATCTGTTATAGTTTTAATGTAATTGATGTAAATATCAGATTGAGTATATTCAGTTAAGAACATATTGATCTTAGTTTTCATACTTGACTCCAAATTAGGCCAGAAAACTTTTGCAACTTCAGCATCTATTTCCAAGTCCATTGCATCTTTGGCTACTACTTGTTCAATTGACTCACCTGTTCCACTTTTTACAGTTATAGTCTGAGATTCACCTATAGGCTCACCCTTTTCATTGTACTGTGGTTTAGGAGTTTTATAACCTTGCTCTTGATAAGTAAAGAATGTGTCAATTCTTTTGTATGAATAAAATGGATTCCATATTTTCTCAGCAAGATCTCCATTTCTAAATGTCAACATTTCATTATAATTAGACATCTCACTGTTCCTCGGCGAATTTAACGCAAATAGTGCATTGCATTCATCCATAAGTAATGGAAATATTCTGGTTTTAAATGTTGCATCATATCCTATTTCGTAACCAACTTGATCACTTATGGGATTTGAATGTATAGAAAAAGCACCGCGTATAGAATTAAATGTATTCTGTATTATGTTATTTCCTCCGAAATTCATACCTGTATTTGAGGATATCAAATTAGCAGAGTATTTAGTAACTAAACTTTGTAAGTACGTAGTCCATGCATTAATATCATCTTGAACTTTAACTAGATCAGCTTTTATAGTATCTACACTTTTATTAGCAGCATCTAACGCGTTTTGATAAGTAGAAGCATTGCCATACCCATTGCCCTGATTTTTTAAATCGTCTACAGCTTTATTTCCATTAGTTAATAAAGTTTGCAATCTAGTTTCTTCTTTCTTTAAGATTTCTAGCTTGTGTGACAAATCATCAAATCTTTTAGCTCTAGCTGAAACATACTCAACTATCATATTGTTCAAGAACGCAATTTCTTTGAACCAGTAGTAATTATTTACTGCATAAGCTTTCTCTGTAGCGCAAGCTCTTAGTATATCATTAGCAGCATTAGTATCAGCTAAAAATAAATTTAGATCTGCTATCATTGCAGCTTCATCAATCAAATATGGTGTATTTAATTGATCTAACTGTTTTTCTATAGTATCGTAAGGTGTAGTATCTATGATAGGAGATCTGTCTTCACTGCAACAGTCTTTTTCCACTTCTGTCAATTCATTGACATCAAACGGAGCAGGATTAACTCCTGGATTACCACAGTCTGGGTCATCGTATACTGGAGCATTATATGAAGCATCCTCCCTGTCTATAAATCCTTGTATTTGTGATTGAATATCTATTTCTTCATATAATGCAATTCCTAACGAGCCTAATTTATCCATTAGTTCTAAAGTATTCAATGAAGAATTTATGGCTTCATTAACTTCTTTGGATAAAGGGTATTTTTCTCTTGCAATTTTCTTTGCAGTTTCTACTTTAGTAGCAGATGATATTGGTTGAATTGAAGTAACTCCTTTCAGTTTTGCTACTGCTTGTGCTCTAGTCTTTATTCCTAGATCTAAAACAGGCATAAAAGAAAAATCTTTTCTTGAAACCATGAATTTCATTCCAACACTAAGTAACGGAATGGGTATGGTTAATTCAGCTTTTATAGTTGGAACTGATAATGAAAATTTTAATGAACTTAATAGTGAAAGATTAAACTTGCTGAGGTCTAATAATTTAGTTACATCTAATCCAGGTACATCTGACAAATCTTTGACAAAAAATTTACCTACTTTTTTACTTTCGTCATCAAGTTTAAGATCTTCAACTAAAACTGATTCCCATGGAATTGCAAAGAACGCTTTCGAAATAGCTACTAGCTCTTTTAATTCACCTCCAAATTCAGCATCAGTTACTGCTTCAAATTCAGCAAGAACTTTTTGTGATTCATTAAGATCACTAGGTCCCATTATACGATGCATTTCATCGACAATCTCTTGTACTTGAGGGATTTTTTCTTTGCAACAAACGCAATCTAAACCATGAAATTCTGACATTACGAAGAAAGTTTAACGTTATTAGAAGTTGATAGTTTTTCAAAGCTAGAAGCTTGAGAACTCAAGACTCCTGGAGTAGAAGGTAATTTGGCATCTATAGCAGAAGCCATCATTTTCAAAAATGTCCATAAAGGTTCAGCTAAAACTCCTGAATATGTAGGAGAAGGTCCAAGTTTAGTAACACTTGTTCCATTGACTACACATTCTGATGCTTCGGATTGTACCTTTGAATTTGCAGTAATATTTACTGTTGAATTTGCAGTAATATTTATATTCGGTCCAACTAATTCTATGATAGATTTAGTTTCTTTATGCTCTATAGTTATACTAGAATCAGGGTTAATTACAATATGAGAATCTTTATGGAACAATTCCAGTCCTTTTGCTGGAGTATATACAATTTTAACTCTTTCATCTTCATCAAAAAATAGAACATGCGCATTTTGATATGAATCTTTTATTTCATTAGAAACTGCAGTATTCAAATCTTGAATAGCAACATACTCTGGAGCGTAAACATTTCCTCCACTGAATACTAATTTAACTTTAGTGCCAACTTTAGGAACTGATAATGATCCTGCGCCCTTGTCTTTTCCTCCACCAAATATGGTGCTTCCAGCTGGATATGCCCATGGGATATCTAAATCGGGAATAGAATATGCACTCTTAGGATTGTCCATGTCCACTGTACCATCAAATTTGCCGTAAACTCTCACACGACATTTGCCCGTAAAGTCAGGGTCATTATTGTCTACAACTTCGCCTACCCAGATAGTAGAATCTAAGCTGTCTTCGTTAAGATACTGTTGAAATGATGATCTTTCTGCCATAATTATTTCTTGAACACGTTAGCTTTTCCTATTTGATCAGCAGCAGTAAATTGCTGGTTTTTCTGATTACTTCCATTACCGAATACATTATCATTTCCTATTTCATCATTTGGACTAGCCGATGGATGATTATTATTGAAAACATTTTCTATACCTATTTGATCCTTAGGAACTTGTGGAGTTTGGTAGTATATGTTGTTATCCTTATTAATTCCTTCTTTATGAACAAATTGTTGCTGGCTAAATACATTTTCTTTACCCATATTACCTGTTGGAATATTTACTATTCCATTGAATACATTTTCTTTTAATTTGATATTGTTATCTACTGTAGCAGAAGCATCTTGCGCCAAACTTCCTTTATATACATTTTTTGTAGTAAGTTCTGGCTGCTTAGCAAATTGACCGTCTTTATTAACAAACGATTGACCAAATAGATTTCCAGATGGACGTCTTTTGTCAATGTTAAGAGCTTGGAAATTAATATTGCTTAAAATATCCCCTGCAGATTTACGGGCGCCAAGTTGATTAGCTTGTGGCAGAAAACCATTTAGCTCTCTGGCTGAATTTGCCAAAAACTGTCTGTCTCCATAAACATTACCGAATGGCATTGGTTTATTTCCGAGTATGCCTCCTGTCAAATCTCCTAAAGCTGAATTTATACTATTATTTACTCCTCCTATTGCGTTTTGTATTAATCCACCAAGCAATCTTTCTAGAGGTTTTTTTCTTAAGTACTCTGAATCTTTTGATGCTGATGAATATGCATCAGCAGAAGCTTTACCTGGAGCTTTTGAATCTGTATAAAATATACTTTCTCTTAATGCAGCATAATAACCAGCATCTGGCATAGTATCAGTATACGTCTCATCAAAGTACGGAGCAGATGATGGGACAGCCCCTCTGCCAAGATTAGATGTAGGTATAGCATTTGGATTAATCGCAGAATATTTAGCATATTCAGATATGACATACTTATCAAATGAGTATGTTGAAGTTTTTCTTATTTTTCCAACTTTTATTTTGAACTTATGAGTAGCTTCTGGCATTTCTTTTACTGAGACATTGTCTAAGTAACCAGGAGCTTCACTAAAGAAATCAAATTCACAGTCTTTCAATACGAATGTTTGTACACTAATAGCTTCAAATGCAGATTCTACTGTAGTATCTACATCATTACCAGCTTGATTATATGAAAACAAACCGCCTAATTGAGAATTAACATTTGCTACTGCATTATTTAGATTATCAAAGGTTCCAGAGAACAATGAGGTTTGAGGGAATACATTCTTACGCTTCGCGTCTATTGCAGCTTGTTGGTTTGCTTGCCCTTTCACTGTTCGGTTTGCTCCACTCAATTGATCTGCAATGACGCCAAAAGTAGTATTGAATTTCCTAAACTCTAAAACATGGACATGCATATTGAAAGTTCTAAGATTTACAGGGAGAACTTCGCGCATACCCTGAACTTCAAATGCTAAATTTCTATAAGCATCTGCTAATAAAGACATTCTCAAATCTATTGACTCTAAGCATTCAATTGTCAATACTTTATCTTTACCTCTAAAGTTATTTGCTGGATCTATTTTATAGAGATCACTTAATCCCGAAACTGATTGGAAATACCAGGGAGCTTCTTCTTGGATACGGTATAGCGTGTTCGCAAATATTTCAAGATACGCTTGTCTGGAAGGAGATCCTATTCTAGCAAGATAATCTGCTGCGCTATCATAAAATCCGTAATTTGTAAAATCACCACCACCATTACTTTTTCTGAATAATCCACCGGTTGAGTATAAGTCATCTGGCATGCTCATTCCCATGTCAGGAAAAAAGTCAAGCTTAAATGTCATGTATGTAGGATCCTGTAAATCCGAAAATTGATCAAATGCCCCTGCAGGGTTAGAAGACCCTGAAATGAATGATTTGACTAATTTATCTAAATGCTTTGATGCCATGAATTTATGGGTGTGTTTGTGGTGGGGTTGGCCACTCTCTTCTGTACATTATACATTCTTGATGAAAATTGCCTTTTTCATAAACATACTCTATACTATCTATTGTGTAAAATCCACTTATTGTTTTATCTATTGAGAATGGAGTAGATTCTGCGTCTAAAGCTGATTTAGTTCTATCCGGTTCATCTGGATTAGGTTTAGATTTCTCTTGAGATTCATCTATCTCTTCATTCTTTATTTTCCTAACAGTATCGCTTTTTATAACTATTATCACCGGAACAGTTTGCATTCTTCTGAGATTGAAATTTGCATTAGGCAAAGTAACTTTGAGTCCCATTTTTTCAATATGAACAGAATTTTGAAAATTATTAACTTTAGCATAGTTGTATTTGGGATGACAGTTTTCACCATCTTTACCATATTGCACTCCCATCCACTTAGTATTTATTTGTTCCTTGTAAAAGTCTTCTTTTGGTCTACCTTTAAGTAATTGCTTATCTTTCTCTGCTCCTTCAGTAGTTTTAGGATCAATAAAAATTGATTGATCCTCTTTTAACAATGCATCATAATATTGACAATATCTCTTGTAACCATGTCTCATGTTTATCGAGGATGCATTATTTATAAGAGCATGACTAGTCATAAAAAACTGTGTCTGACTGATCTCATCCCAATTGCTTAAAACTGTTTTTGATAAAGTTTTATGCAATTGAGAGTCTTTTCCATAATCCTGAGACATTCTAAGAATTGATAAAGCTTCTTCTATATCAGCCTTTTCAGAATAAAGAGGTTCAACATTGACGTAATTCATTATATAGTAATGATCTATAAAATATTTATAGAAACTCTTTTCATCTTTCCATGAAGATAAAACAATCTCATCCAAGAAGTTTTTAACTTTCTCATTAGGACAAAGCCAAGTCTGTGAATCCGCTGTGTTAACTTCGTTAGATGCAAACCCTAGCTTCAAATCTGTTGCAACTTTTAAAGCTGCTCTATAAGATGTATCTTTTATAGAAAAACATTTTACCGCATCAAAACCTGGTATTCTAAGAGTACCTGAAATTATCATTGTATCATAATCATTTTCCCCTGAACCAGCAGGCTGATGTACATCTACACTAGTTATTTCATAATCGTTTCTGATAGGTTTAAATGGATCTGTTTTACTACGTATAAATACTGAAACTAAATCTCCATCCTTGGGAAATGCAGTAGAATAAAATGACTTGTCTGTTACTAAAATTTCTATACTAACATACGGTCTTACACCAGAAGATGATAATACTAATCTATTTACTTGAGCTGTTTGAAAAACAAACTTGTTTATCATGATCAACGGAAAAGCTCCACCAAATTGTTTAGATGGTTTCGAAGCAGTCTCTGGTGCTCCATTATTTGGAGATGTCCCAGTTTCCATATCGGCGAACTGAAGATCATCTAGTATAATAGTTGGCTGTGTTAGCGTTCTTATAAGCTGTTTATCATTAGCCATTTTTTAATCGATTTTTAATTAGTTTTGCAATAAATTCACTTTTTGTCAATGGAACTTCACATTCCTGTTTGCCTTTCGAAACATCTGGTCCAAAGTAGATTTTACCTCCTTTGATGACAATTTCTCTATCTCCAGCTTCTGCTATATTTGGAGGTAAATTATTCAATGACGGCAACCCTATGCCTTCTGCTACTTTTATCTGAGCATCTTTTCTATTAATTTCAGCTAGTGCCAATTTAGGGTCAGACTGAGCTTTCTTAGAAACGTCTATATATTGATTTCTTACTGTATCAGCAATAACATCTTGGGCTCCCGAAGGTGCAAGTTGATCGTCCATATCAGTTAATGAAGGTACAAGGAAAATATCATCCTTGCATATTGCGAATGGGTTTGAGTATCCATTATACTTGAGGATCATATCCCATAGATCAGTAGAACCATATCCTGCTCTGGATACTAGGTCAGGTCTCATCTCCATTTGTGTATTCATTACTACTAATCCTACTATTTCAGGATCATAATTATATCTGACACTTGGATATGTGAGATCTACTATATTTTCTCCATTTTTTTTAAAAAGTGGCTTTAAATCAAATACTGTTAAGTTCATAATTATTTACGGCTTCCTGCTGTACGCAAAAACATTTTATCTGCTAAGTTCCATGCATTTTTACCTGTTTCACTTAATCCTTTTCCTGTGTTTTTCACTGATCCTAATAATGCATCGAAATCACTATCTGAACCGGTAAATAACCCAACAGATTTAGTATCTCTTGCATAGGGCTTAGCTGTAGACTTGCTCCAAGATGTGTCATTTTTAGAGTTATATGTAGACGAAGATGCATTAAGAACTTCGCCTGCGCCTTTTGCTGGATAGTAGATTCTTCCTTGGCCTTCGTTAAACATAGATTGAATATCTCCAGCATCCCTAGGTCTGCCATGTTCTACTGTTATGCTAACTTTTAATTCAGTCGGAAAGTTATCAGCTCCAATAATATCATTAAACTGAAATTTAGATTCGGTACAAATCAGGTTACCTATTTTAGCAATCGGTTTATAAGGGTTTCCTATAACCATGTGCCATTCTCCGATTGGTTCACCTGTTAGTAGAGCTTTCATTGCAACAATAGCAGGAGCTCTACCTTTACCCATTGCTATCATCCCTAATTTTGCACCACCTGCTGCTAGCTTTTTCAATTCGCCAATAGGGTCTTCAGCTAATTTTGCCAAAGTATCAGCAATCGCCGAACCGGCCGCAGACATTTGTTTTCCTACTGCTTTTGCAAATTGAGCAGGCTCTCCTCTGTACCACGCGTTCATACCTTCTTTACCACCTAAAAACGGATAAGTAGGTTTCTGAGGGAAATATCTATTAGCTCCACCCCAAAATGCTGCGTTGTTATAAGTAAGTGCTAACATATTTGACATTAAGTCTAGCATTGCAGCTTTAGGATTTATACTTCCTATAGATTTCAGTTCATATTCAAAATTGATAGTCATAGATTGTTTAAAATCTAGTCCTCTATCTCTCTTGTAAGTTTTTTCTATTACGTTAACAGGACCATACACCCTGTGGCTATACGGTCCACCATTATATGGGTCATATTGTGAATTTGCTGTAGCAAATGGGGTATTAACCTGCCCTGTAAGTATACCTAAAAACTGTGCAACTGCTGGTGCCGGTGAATCTTCACTACCCTGTTCATTACCTGCTGCAGTATTAACTTCAGATTCTATCAGTTTCCAGTTCATACTTACACCAAAACTTAATAGCTCAGATAATTTATTCCCTGTTTCATCACCAAACCATGTTACGGCTTGAGCAATGGGAAAAAATTCTGGTTGTGTATCTACTTCGGCAACAGTCATACCCTTTCTAATAGGCTCTTTAGGATCTCCAGGATTTTGTCCCGGTACCGCTAAGTTATCAAAAGTTGGAGCAGGATATCTCCTAAGTGTTATGAGTTGGTTATTAGGAATTTTTCCAACGTATTTACAGTAAAGAAAATCTGTGTAGTTATAAGGAGTCTTATTATCTAATACATTAGTAGGATCTTCTACTAACATAGAAATGCTAGGGATGCTCTGTTTGAAATCTGGAGAAAAAGTGTTTCCAGCTGCTGCACCAAGAATTGGTGCTCCACCATCAAATAACTTATCGAAATCATTTGCTCCAGCCACAATTCCAATAGTAGGAAATACTACCATTGCATAAGGATTAAACAGCGAAGGAGTACCTATGGATGCTTCGGGTGGACTACCAATCGAATTATCTTTACCAGGTGCTTGAAATTCAACTTCTACTTGATCTAAGAAGGGGCGTTTGCCATCATAGGTTCTTTTTGGACCAATATTCATTTACGATCAGTTCTTTTTTCTTTTTCTATATATTCATTGAAAAAAGAATTGTTACGAGTAACTAGTAAGATTTGCAAACTATAGCAAATTCTTCTTCTTTTCGTATATAAACTGCCTCGTATTTTAACTCTGAATCTATAGAATAGTCAAGTAAGTCTTGAGCTAATTCATCTCTACATTCTTCAACCAAAAATAATACACGATAGAATCTTCTACTATTATTAAATGCTTCTAACCTTTTTACAATTTCATTATTCAGCACAAAAGAGGAATGATCATCTAAATTTAAAGAAGATTCATATCCTAATGAAGTTGCGATTTCCTTTATGTCAATCACTCCATATTCTCTGAGAAATGGATGAGCTTTCTTAAGCTCTTTTCTATTACCCGATGCTATCCATATTTCCATCTATTTGGTTATGTTCATTTTCTTTTTGGACAGCAGCTAATGCTTCTTCAGGAGAATGTCCTTCTTCGATTAGCTGTAATATTCTTGTTTGTTCTTTGTCTAGAATAGCTTGATCCTGATCTCTTAAATTACGTTCTACGTTAGCAAGATGAATTCTATTGCCAAATTCTCTAGCTCTCTTAGATATTTCTAATTTTTTGGCTAGCGATGCATTCTGTTTAAGTTTTATCATTCCAGCTTGTTTAGCTAGAGCTCTTCTCTGTTTTCTGTTTGGCATTCCTTCCATTAGCTAACTATTTGATTTTTATAAAGTTTAGTAAAAAGTTTAAATAAACATGTTTGCAATATAGAGTCCGATATTTTTTGAGCTTTGTTTAGAGAAACTAAATTAAATTTAATACCTTCTTCGTGAGTGGATCCATCTCCTTTAGGTTTTTCACCTTTTAATCCTGTGATATCAGCACAATAGCAACAAATAGAAGTTGGAAATATTTTAGATGTATATAGTTCGCCTATAAAATCCCAACGAGATTTATCTTTAATATCGAACCCACCTTCTTCTAAAGCTTCTTGTTTAGCTCTGAATAATAATGAAGGATCATCGTTTTCTACTGTACCTAGAATAAGTCCAGTATATGAACCTTCTGCGAAGTATGGATTTTTTTCAGTAACAATGCCTACCTTATCTAATAGATCATTTTCATCTAATGTATACAATAAAACTGCAACACTTGATTTTTTAGTTTTGATAGCATGAAATCCATCTTTTGTTACAATATCGAATGGGGCATTTTCCATTTTAGGACTTTTTCTTTTTTGTAGAGTATATATTCTGTATCTCTCTTTTAACTGCTTCTCTAAGAAGCTTTTCATGCAATTGCTCCATTACGCTATCAAGTAAAATCTCTTCTGTATTGTCAAAATTTTCTTTTATGACATTGTATAATTCAGCAGATGGAATTTTAACGTTTATTGTTAAAGTAAGCTTTTCTATTTTTTTCTTGGATTTATCCAATATTGATACTACTGGATCTTGAAAAACATTAGTTCTTTCAAGTTTAACCGGAATAATTGGTTCTGGTGAATGAATAGGCTCCGGCGATATAAGAGGAGTTTCAGTTCTCAAGTGTTGAAGAAGAGACGATTGATTATTATCAACTATCACTTCTCTGCCAAGTATTTCATTTTCATACAAATGCATGAGAACTATATCTCCTATAAACTCGGTTCTTATTCTTGTGTTATCACTAAAACATACATATTCAATGCCATTTTCTTGCTCAAACTTAGTAAATGTGCATACTTCTCCAGCTCTTTCAGTTTTTACCCACTCGAATTTATGTTTTGCAAACTTCGAATCTCTAGTTTCAACTAGAGGCTCGTTCATTATTTCTTCTTCATTATTAATCTCCATGAGTTCTATTTTATCAATTGATGGAATATCTGGTGGTATCTCTGCATCCAGGTTTCTGGGAATTCCTGTTTCTCCCACTCCTTGTAATCCTCCCTGAATGTTTTTAGTGTTATTAAAAAATGATCTAGAAATTTTAGACCATGCTTTTCGAAAACTAAAGTCGCTTGAATTTTGAATATCTGTTCGGTGTTTTGTATTTTCCAACATAAATAAGAAACTCCAGCGTGGATATCCACGCTGTAGAGTACTTTAAGATTAGGTTCCCATCCTTCTAAGTTTACGACTTCAGTTTTATCTAAAGACGGAGCAATAGAAAAAACTGCATCCATAACTTTATGAATTAGAAGGAGCTGGTCCTTTTGGAATAAAAGCTTTAATTGCTTTGTTTACTAATTCTGCATCATCTAAAGTGAAAATACCTTTAGATTGTGCAACTTTTGCTGCATCAACTAAAACT